TTTACATTTGTCAAATCTGTCTGCAAGAAAATCTTCATTTTTATTGTCGTTAATGCTAAAGATTAGTCCATTCAATCTGCAAAATTATACTATTTTTCCGAAATCAACTAATTTTAATTCAATTATTTGTCTTTTTTCTACAAAGAGCATAAAGAATGGTCCTGAAATGGGATTGCATCATGGTGCAAAGACAATACAACACCTTCAAATAAGTACCCCGTATATCCCCGTGGCTTCCTTATACATGTAGAAATGAAAAGTAATCACTAGTGTATTAAAATCTTAAAAACAATGGAGTGAAAGCTAATGGTCACTGAAGGCAAAGGTTGGTCATCAGTGATGATGTAAACAAAGCGTAACCGTAACCCGTAACTGACAGATAAAATCTGTTTTCTAATCTCTATAAATTGCTATTCTTATTATAATAATATTATATATATATAGTAAGTTTACACAAAAGAAAGTGAATTTTAGCGTTGGTTACGGGTTACGGTTACGCTTGTGCTTATGCTTATGCTTATGCTTTATTTAACTTAGCAACCGCAGCAATTATTGAGAAAGAAAACAAGGAGGAGTAATAGGAGGGAAGTTCAATTATAATAAAAACAAAAATCCCTGTAACTCGTTTGAATTACAGGGATTTATTATTGTAATTAGTATTTTATTACTTATTCAAAGCCTGAGCAACGTCAACAGCGCAAGCTACTGTACAACCGACCATCGGGTTGTTACCGATACCCAAGAAGCCCATCATTTCTACGTGAGCAGGAACTGATGAAGAACCAGCGAATTGAGCATCTGAGTGCATACGACCCATAGTATCTGTCATACCGTAAGAAGCGGCAGCCATGTTATCTGGGTGCTTGTAAGGTGTTGGATATTAGTTGATTATACTTTTGTGATTTTTTTAATAAAGTCTTAGTTAGATCTAACCGTCACTAAGACGTCACACTGAATTTAAAATGATAAACAAAAGTAGTTATAACCTCTCTTTTATAGTGAGAGCAAGTAAAGTAAATAAAGCAGGTAAAGCACCAATCGAGGTGTTAATATCATTAGGCGATGAACGAGTTGTTTTTTCAACAGGTAAACTTGTTGCCTTAGAATCATGGAATAAAGATAAACAATGTGTGCGTGGAGTAAATTCAGAAGCTGTTGCTTTAAACGAATTCATAAAGAATATGCGTGTGCGAATTTATGAAGAAGAAATCAAATTAGTAAAACATGGTTTTTCTGTTACTGCCACATTGTTGCGTGATGCTTTAATGAATAAGGTTGAGTTGATTAAAGAAGAAACGATACTTGGTATCTATAGAAAGCATAATGATTTGCAATATAAACAAATAGGCATAGGAGTTTCAAAGGGGACATATGCAAATTCGAAACATGGTTTGGATCTATTGGAGAAGTTTATCAATGTTACCTACAATCGTGATGATGTTTTTTTACGAGAGTTGAATCGTGACTTTATTGAAGAATTTCGAATTTGGCTTCTTACTGAACATCATTTGACACATAATGGTGCTGTTAAATATCTTGCATTGTTAAAGAAAGTGGTAAATCGTGCTGTAGCCAATAATAAAATGTCATTTAATCCATTTGCTGATTACAGAGTTGAAAGACAGATTGTTTCTCCAGATTTTTTAACGGAAGATGAGCTTCGTAAGATCATTAATTTTAATTCTCCTTTGCCAAGACTTGAACGAACTAGAGATATGTTTTTGTTTGCTTGCTATACCGGATTGTCTTATATAGATGTGAAAACCTTGAAAGCAGAACATCTGGAACGTGACAATCAAGGGCGAATGTGGATAAAAAAGAATCGGGTGAAAACAGGTGTCCTCTCTCGCATACCATTATTGCCGAGTGCAAAGATATTGTTAGACAAATATGCTGGAAATGAAACCTTGATGCCAATTTATTCATCTCAAGATATCAATGTTTACTTAAAAGACATCGCTATTTTATGCCATATAGATAAGCGAATAACCTTTCATACAGCACGACATACATTTGCAAGTACAGTCACATTAGCAAATAATGTTTCATTGATTGTCGTTTCCAAAATGCTTGGTCACTCTAACGTAAGAATGACAGAACATTATGCAAAGTTGGTGGATAATTGCATCGGTGAAGAAATGGATAAATTGATGAAAACTTATGATGATAAATAACCCATTTAATAATATCTAAAATAAAGATCTCGCTTGTAGCTGTGATGCAGGTGAGATCTTTTTTTAATGTGCAGATCCTAACTCTTTAATAGGTTGACAAACATGAAGCCTACAAAAGTCCGAATAAGAATTTTTAATGAGTTGGACTGAAAGTTGAGCTATTATATGATATACTCTGAAATCTAATGTGGATATATATTAGCATTAAAAAGACTAACTAATGGAGAAAACTCCGAATTTCAGTTTAGCTAAAAATCAAGAATACGAGAATTAGGATTCCTTTATTTAAGCCCCCCTCCCCATAAAGTTACTATACCTTATTATATATAGAGGTAATTAAGAGAGAGTCCTACTATAAAAATCCCCCTCCCTCTGGAACTAATGGGAAAACAAATATTTGTCTAAAATAGCAATATGTAAATAATTTAAAATAGCATATATATACTAGCAACAGTATCATAATAGGTAATAGAAAGAGTTATTACCACAATCAATATTCACTTAATCATTTACCATTATGAACGAATTAACTATTACAATGCCAACCCAAAGGCAGTCACTAAATTTGGGTGAATTTGCTGAAACAGTTGAAATTATTGTTGATGAACCAACAAGATCAGCGGTAAACTTCCTTGAAGCAAATACAGAAGCAATTACCATAGAAGAACTTGCGACCAAGTGTGTTGTGCCTACTTGGGCTAACATGGAATCTACTATCGCTCACCAAGACTTTATCAATTGTGTGCATGAAGCCGCAAAAGATTTCTATCATGGCGAATCCGTGACAACTCCAGATGTCCGAGTTTCGCATATTGTGAGAAGTAGAGTGCCGAGTGCAGCAGGTAAGAAAGCATCAGAGCTATTGGAGTGTGAAAAGACACAATTCTATCAAAGACTTGCATTTGCTTTCACCATTCCTACCATTTGGGAAACAGTAAGAGGCGAAAAGCTTGAATTGTGTGTTGGTGGTGTTCGTAACTATTCAGATTTGAACCTTTATCGTGCATCTAAAGGATTAGAGAAGTTCTCAGTCTTTGTGGGGTGGAGAGTGGTCATTTGTTCGAATCAAGTTCTTACAGGAGAGGGTGTGAAGTTTAACATGGAAGTAAGCAACATCAATGAGCTTTACAGAAATGTGCTTGAACTACTGCATAGCTTCAACCCTGCCAAGGATATTCACTTGTTGCATGCTTTATCTGAGACATTCCTTACTGAAACGCAGTTCGCACAGGTGGTAGGTCGAATGAGAATGTTTCAAGCATTACCAAGTGCCCAACAGAAGCGAATGCCTCAACTATTGATTACGGATAGTCAGATAAACAGCGTTTGTCGTGACTTCTACCGCAGTGAACACTTCGGAATGAAAGATAATGCTATCTCCTTGTTCGATTTCCATAATTTGCTCACTGAATCAAACAAGAGCAGCTATGTGGACACATATTTGCATCGTGCGGTCAATGCTACTGAGGTAAGTGTAGGCTTGAATAATGTTTTGAGAGGATTTGATAATAAATACGCTTGGTTTCTGAGCTGAGTGGATTATTGATTGGAGAAAAAGGACATTTACTTCGGTAAGTGTCCTTTTCTTATTTTCTAACTATCTAATAATTAAGATTATGAATACAGATTATATAGTAGCAGAGGTGGAACTATCATACAGAAACAGAGTTCCATATAAAGACCGTAAAAAGGTGGTAACTTCGGAAGATGCCTACAACATCTTACTGAATAATCACGATGATGATACGATTGATTATACTGAAACATTCAAGGTTCTTTATCTGAATCATGCAGGTCAAGTTGTAGGATGCAAAACGCTTTCGACAGGTGGAATTACTGCCACTTGTGTTGATGTCCGAAATATTATGCAAGCAGCTTTATTGACTAATGCAACAGCTATGGTTCTTGCACACAATCACCCAAGCGGTAGTACAAGACCAAGCAGAGAGGATGATAAGATAACCAATCAAGTTGTCAAAGCAGGGCAATTACTCAATATCCAAGTTGTTGACCACATCATCTACACAAGAGAACAATTTTACAGCTATAATGACGAAGGTCGAATTTAACACATTATTATATGGAAACAAACTACCTAATATTGCTTGATTATTCCGTAGGAGAACTAATCAAGATACGATTAACAGAACAAGAGAAGATAGAATCTGAATCTTACCAAGATTTTGAGGAGTTTATCGGTACTCTGGAAGATAAGTACAATTTCAGACTATCTAACTGCACTTGGATGAGTTGTGAGCTTCTGAGCGAACGAAGCTACTTCCAATAATGTGCATTTTTATCAATAGTGGACGTTTCAGTGAAAATCAGCGACTTACGAAATGAGCTTCATTGGAAACGTTCACTTCTATTCATTTACCTATAAAATCGAACATTTATGAGCTTGAAATACTCTAACACAACAGCAGACTACTTGGTCTGGTCAGATGCCATGAACCTTATCCGTAAATTGGCAAAGGATGAAAACTACAAAATGTCGCTACTTGTTGCACTAGGTTGTTTTACAGGATTGCGAATAAGTGATATACTAGCTTTGAGGTGGAATCAGATACTAGGTGTCGATGAATTTACCATAATCGAGAAAAAGACAGGTAAGCAAAGAACACTAAGGCTGAATCCGCAATTACAGAAGCATATCCAAGAATGTTACGAACACATCAAGCCTATCGGTGTGAAAGCGCCTATCCTAGTAAGTCAAAAAGGTACGACTTTTACCATACAGGCAATAAACAGGAAGTTGAAGGACATTAAGAAGCACTACAAGGTTAAGATTAAGAACTTTTCCTGCCACTCACTACGCAAGACCTTTGGTAGACAGGTTTACACGATGAGTGGTGATAGTGCAGAGCTTACATTAGTTAAGTTGATGGAACTCTTCAATCATAGTAGCATAGCTATTACTAAACGCTATCTTGGATTGAGACAAGAAGAGATATTGGAGACTTACGATGTGCTGAGTTTCTGAGATAGAGGAGGGCGACATTTTTTGAGGAGGAATGTTTTTATAGTCCCTGTTCAAATTTTGTCGCCACTTTTACCAACCTTTTGATTGATTCTTGTTCTCTCTATACCTATTACAGAAATTGTACAAAAGACAGGTCTGAAACTAGCATATACAATTAGGATACACTTTATAATAAATATAATGTAAATACTATACAATCTCACATCTTTTTACTAAATTTGTGGCTTAAGTAATTCGCTAAATTCGAATTTTATGGTAACTTGTTTTGATGTATGTGAGATTCTTGAAATGCTGTCTGAAGCATCTGTAAAGGTGTTTCTGGACGGCGGTTGGGGCATTGACGCACTTATAGGCAGGGAAACAAGAATTCACAATG